TAAAGTTGGAGGAGAACCTCCCACTCATGGGCAGAGGGAACGTAGTCGGAGTAATCCGTAACTACCTTCTGATTTCGATCAAGGAACATGCGACTAAGTCCGGGGATCCAATCTCGCGCAATGTCAAGGGTAACAGTGACAAAGGGAGCATCTTCATTTGCAGAGAGGGAGAAGTCTGGAAATTTGAACAGGAACTGTCGAACCTCCGCGCGAGAACCTCCATGTAGGCGACCAAAAGAGTTGGAAGCGGACAGGGAAACTTCGGCGTCACGGAGGGCTGAAGAGAGTCGGGGGATTTGAAATCCACGGAGGACTCGATCAGTAAACGAACGAATTTCTGAGAGATCCAGAAGAGGATGCGACGGAGGCGGCGAGCTCAAGGTCTCAGCGTGCTTTTGATAGGCAGCCTTAACCATAGACTCGGGAACAACATCACATCCCTTCTTCATCTGCGAGATTCCGAAGACGACCTTAAAGAAAGGGTACTTCAGTTTCTCGGGGGCATTCTCTTTCGACGGATCAAAGTTGATCACACGCTTGATGAAGGCGCGAATATCTCCAGAGAAAAGCGGGTCTGTGGCTCCGAGGCCAAGGGTCTTCCAAATTTGCGGCATAGGTGGCAAATCCTGGCGAAGGAAACGTGCGAGAGGCACGTCCTTCCAGTATTTTACCAAGCCAACAAATTGGTCTTCCGGACAGAAGAAAAGAGTCCGGATGGCGGGGACGACCTCTTCCCAGGACCGTGAACCAAGGTAATCAGCCTCAGAACACAGGGTTCTCGACTCCGATGCGTCGAGAAGAACTATCAGATAAGATCTGACAGCTTTCAGGACAGCTATCCATCGTGAGGAAACGATGAGCTGACCTGGGGCCGGTGGCGGGCAATGGGCGGTCATACGGATGACGGGACCATCGCTAGCCATTAGGGGCCAAACAGACATGTTTGACTCCAACCGGTAAGTGACCTGGCACCAATAAGGAACTCCATCGATCGAATCTACAAGGATTCGGGACGGCTCCAAAGGGTGGCCACTCCTCGTGACTAGACTTTTCCGGATCGATTCAGGAACTACAGTGAGTAGCTCAAAAATTGACCGGAAAGACAAACGTGAAACATCGAAAGGTTGTTCAATCTTGGAAATCAGCTCCAGCGCGTAAGTGCTGTCGGATTCCAAATTAAGGATTGAATAACCTGTCTCATGGAACTTCCTCTTGGTTGAGGAATATCCAAACTCTGCCCAGAGGGGGCGGAGCGAGTCGATGATACCATCTATGGTACTCAATAGTAAATAAGTATTCATCTTGAATTGGAAACAGTTCAAGGCTTATATGCTTTTTGTATCGTTAGGAGATTATTTTATTGCTGCGTTTGTGGCGATAGACTAGTCGAA